CCATCTGATGATCTAAAAGCAGAAACAACATCTTGGTTTGCACCAAGTTTTGATCTTTTTACCCAAGCTGAAACTGTAAATGTTGTGTTACTATTAGAAGCAGAACTAAATGTTTTACTTAATCTTGGACTATCTCCAGAATTTGATCTGTATGAGTTAGCAACTTCATATCCACCAGCTAATGCTGAACCTACATTTCCTGTTGCAATAGTTGGTAACATTAAATCTCCAATGTTGGAAGTTCGCCTAATGGTCTTGTAACAGAACCATTATCTTGTTCTGTGTATGTGTATAAAGTTTCTAATGCTGGAGTATTACTTGCATTTGTTATAGCAGTTTCCATTTCATTTGATTTAGTTCTAACACTTGCTCTATATGTTGCAATATTAGTTGGTACAGAATAATCAGATACTTCACTTGCTTTAACAACATACCAATCAGTAGGTGCTAATAATCCACTTGCTTGTTGTTTAATAGTTCTAATTAACTGTGTTTTTAAACCCTCAACTTTTACATCTCCAACTGATTTATCATCTGGTAAATCTCCATCATCTGAATCTGCTTGTGTCCATAAACTATCTGCGTGTGCTTTAGGTGTAGCAGTTCCCCATGATCTTGTAACTATACCACTTGAATATGCGTAAGATTCATTTGTGTTAATGTACCATTTCTCATCTTTAAAATTAGATGAATCAGTTGTTACTTCATAAATACATATGGCATTTAATTCTGAACCTGACCATAATTGAAATATTTTAGCTGGGTATCTTACATCTCCTATAACCATAGTTTTAGGATTTGTTATTATTTTAGTTACTGAACTATCTTCTACTAATGCGTACATATTTTAACTTTCACTAAGGTTTAATGTTCTACCAACTTCTTGCCAGATAGCACCATTGTATTTAAAAACTAAAATATCAGTTTTTCCATTTGTTGAAGTAAATGTTGGTGCTGTGCTTCCAGCAAATTCAAATACTGTGTTGAAAGCTATTGTGTGTGAGCCATCATAATTAATCTCTACACAAATAAAAGCACCCTCTACAGGATTAGTTGGTGCAGAGAATGTAGTGTTTTCTGTTGTTAAATGATATGCGTTTGGTTTAGCTTGAGTATCCCAAGCAATAGCATTTGATGATGAAGTTAATGCTTGTTGAGGAATATAAGCAAGATCATTAAATTTAATTGCACCTGTACCTTTTGTAGTAAATTCTATTCCAACATTAGTATCTCCACCTGTTGCAGATAAGACAGGGTTATTACCTGTTGAAGCATTTGCAATTGTAAATTCATTAACTGCACTTCCTGTTTCAGAAAATTTTAATAATTCTAAAGTACCATCTCCAATAGCATTACCATTAACATCTAATTGACCACCTAATTGTGGAGTAGTATCAGTAATTAAATCTAAAGCTGAATCTGAAAAATTAACTGTGTTAGCAGTAGTATTAATTGTTGCTAAATCTATATCAGCACCACCATCATAAAATTTTAGAATATGAGCAGTTACACCACCAGATGTATCTAGCCAAATCGTACCAGCTACTGCACCACTTGGTCTTGATGAGCCAGAATTAGATGTATTGATTGCACCTAGAACATTATTTAGATCAGTTCTAAATGCTGGGAATGATTGGTTAGCTATATCGTAATCGTGTTGAGACATAATTGTTTTATACTCCTTTTAGAACCCTTTTGCAATAAAATCAAATGTTTTTGATATTGCTGTATTACTTGAATTTTTAAATGTTATATCAAATCCTGTTATAGTTTTGTTTTGTACAATAAAGAAATCTCCTGTTGACATATCTTCTCCTGTAACTCCTAGAGCATAATTAGTAGTCTTAAATGATTGATCAAATGCCACAGTTTTTGTTCCAGCACCAGAACTTATATTATTTCCACTAAATATTCTATCTTCCATATCAACTGTTACTGTTACTTCTGATACTACAGGAGTTGAGGCATTATCTCTTGAAATTAAAACAACTCTAAATTTAAAAAAACGAGCAGTATAGTTACCAATAGTAAAAAGCTGAAAAGCTGTATATGTAGAATTATCATCACTTGTTGCTATTTCTAAATGAGCATTTGCATTAGCTGGTGTATCTCCATCAAAGTTTGAAGAAGTTGTATCAAATAATCCTGATCTATTATCAAATAAATCATCTGGGTTATCTGATATTTGAGATAATGATGCAGTAATTCTAGCAGTATGTTTAGCACCTATATCTATAACATCTGCAAATAAATAATTACCACTTGAAAAAAAGTCAGAATTAGAAACACCAGAATCAAAGAATCTAGTTGTTTCTGCATCAAAGTTACCACTAGCACTATCAAATAATTCAGATGAATCTAATTGTATTGTACTATCATTCACTACAACATTAGTTACAGTTCCATCAAAATCAGGGTGTTCTGATGCAGTTGCAATAGCATTAAAATTAGTTACTCCAACAACATTAGAAATAATTGCTGTTGCATTAGAACTAAAGTTACCTAATTTATCTACTGCTTTAATTAGATAAGTTCCTCGTCTAGCAACTGTAGAAATTGAAGTAGCTGGTCTTGATATTTTTTCAATTAAAGCTACAGAGTTTAACCAATCTCCTGTTCCATCTGTTTTTTCACTAAATCTTAATTGATAATATGCTAAATCTAAATCTGGTACTTGTGTCCAACTTAAATGTATTTGTTGTCCTACTACATTAGCTGAAAAATCTTCTACATCTTCTGGTGGCTCAATAGCACCAATAATAGTTCTTTGTGCTGTTACATAACTTGAGCTAACACCAAAACTATTTACAGCTTTAACTCTTACATCATAAGTAGATTGATCAATTACATTTAAAACTCTATGATTTAATCCTGAGCCTTGTGCATAGATAATAAAATTAGAATCTGTACTTAACTTGTATTCTACTTGGTAATAATCAACAAAGCTATCAGGAGAAGCACCTATAGTTACATTTAAAGCAACAAGTACAGTTCCATCATTATATTCAATTAATTCATCATCTAGTGTTACAGAAGATGGTGGTTGGATAGTATAAGGATTAGGTAAATTAGTTGTTGGTGTTGATGTAACTTGTACTTTAGAAGCCCAAGTATAATGACTAGCTTGATATTCAACAAGCGATAATCCTACAGTTAAATCTTGATTAAAAGTTATTCCAAGAACTCTAAAAGGTTTAGCATCAAAACCAATGCTTGAATGTGTGATGTTTACAATATCTCCTATCGCTAAATCATAACCATTAAAGTCAACATTAATACCTAAAGATAATGCTTCTCTACTTCTTCTTAAAATTACCTCTGCCATTTCTTCTGCCTGATATTTGCTAGTAAGTGTTGTAAAATTAAATCTACCCTCTAATAAAAATCCACCATCAGCAGTTTTCATTGTTGCGTGTCTATCAGCACTTGATAATCCTGAATCATCTATTGGTGGCCATTGAACCTCATTGACTTGAAAGTTTCTTGCTGGGTCTACAAAGCCAACTATAACTCTGTTAAATCTGTCATTTTTTGTTGGTGTAGATAATGAATAACCACCTATAATATTATCTTCTGTTAAAGTTATACTTGCACTTCCTGTTGTTTCTATAATTAAATTATATTTACCAGCATTATAAGGTAAGTAGCCTCTACAACCTTTTAAGAACTCTCTAACATTATCTATAATTGGTCTTGATGTATCTAACGCAGTATTACAATCAAAAATATTTATATCACTACCACCTGAATAGGGTGTTACTTGTGTTACACAAACTACTGAAGCATCATAAAAAGATTGTAAATCTATTTCACTAACTGCTAATCCTTTTCCATATCTAGCATTTGTTAAATAATCTAATAAGCACCAAGCTGGATTAGTAGAATAAGCTGACGATTGTGCTTGTAGGCTAGAGTTATAAGCTACAACTTTCTTACCTTGTATCTTTGCTTGTACTTTTGGAATGCCTGTAAATGCGTCTTGATTCCATTTAAATCTTAAAGCTAAATAACAAAGACCAGATAATTTATGATTACTTCCCCAAGATGATAATGTAGATAATATAGATGATGCTGATTGACCATCTGTTCCATAATGAGGCTCTACTTTAATAAGACTTTCTGAATCTTTATAAAAATTACTATCTCCACTTCCTACTTCTACTTCTGCACCATCTGATAAAGAACTTGCCCAAGTAACAGCCTTATCATCTACTAATATTTCTTCTATATCGTTTATCTCTCCCTCTGACATAACGATAGCCATATATAAATAAGTATTATCAGTTCCTGAAGTTTCCATAAAAACTCTAGTTCCCCCTGTAAGTCTTTCTCCATAAATTACAGGAATATTAGAGTCATTAGATTGTTTATTAACTAAAATACCTTTTTCAAAATCATCAAACTCGTTAGTTCCAAAGTCAGGAATATCAGGTGTTTTTGGTCTTAATACCCAGCCTAGAAATAAAGTTACACCTAAAGATACTAATGGATTCATACTTGACATAAAACCTATAGCAGTACCAACAAAACTTTTAACTGCTTTAAAAGGATTAAAACTACCCATTATAACCAGCTTTCTTTTGTAGTTCGAGTAACAATACGAACAATTTTATTATTTTTAATTCTTAACCAATTAATCTCTTTACCTATTCCAAATTTTTTAGTTAAAAAAGATTTAGTCCAATTCATAATACTTTTAAGATTAGATTTACAGATAGTTTCTATATGCCATAAATTATTTCCTGAATTCCAATCTCTTTCATTTAAAATACCATTAGATTGAAAATTAATATGTGCTTGATTAGATAGTAAAGCCCAATTAGTAAATCCAATTAATTCATTATTATAATAATGTTTTTTATATTGATTTAGTTTAATACTTGGGTTTAAATATTCATTTAACTCTTTATCTTCACAAACATTAAATTTATTATAATTTCTATATAGTGATATAATATCTTGCATTACTCTCTACCCCATTTAATATCTTGTACTGTTTGACTACTAAAATCCATTCCAACATCTGTACTAAAAAATCTTTGTTGTGATGCGTTGTTAGTCTTACGACCATTCTTTTTATTAAAATCTGCCCAATGAGATGCAATAGATAGTTTTAATGTGCTTGAGTTTGGTTGTTCTTGTATTTCAAAATTCTCTATACTTCCTTTATAAAGTAGAAAAGGGTCGGAAACTATTGTGTTATCATCTGCTAATAATCCTCTAAAAATAGTTACAGTATCGTTAATAACATTCTCATTTAAAACTACTGATATAAATGTTTGTTCTGCACCTGATAAAGTTAAGCTAATACTAGATTTACTTACATCTGTTTGTTCAGAAAAGTCAGATATACCTATAAGATGATTTGATGCTGAATAAGTAACTGACGAGCCTGATATTGATGAAGTTAAAGGAAAAGAGCAATCTGTTATATTAATAGGAGTAGCAAACCCAATAGTAATAAGATGAATAGGCCTAATATCATTAGTCGCTAGTTCGTTCTTTGTCGCTGTTGTTAGGCTTCTCGTCATATTGTTCGTAAGTTGTTTGAGTTACACTTTCTGTACCTTTTAACATAGTATATTCAAATTTGCTATTAGGTTTCTTGTATTCTTTAAGATCGTTAATTGAAGTATTT